GGTCAAGGCAGGGGGGGTTGGTATGACCATCACCCTGCGCAACTACCAGAACACGCTGGTCGAGCGGACCCGCGCCAACTTCATCGCTGGCAAGCGCTCGCAGCTCCTGGTCCTGCCCACGGGTGGCGGCAAGACCGTGTGCTTCAGCTACATGTCCGGCGCGGCCAAGGACAAGGGCCTGACGGTCTGGATCCTGGCGCACCGGGTCGAGCTGCTTGAGCAGATCTCCAAGACCCTGCGGGACTTCGGCATCGCGCACGGCATGATCGCACCGGGCTACATGGGCGACCGCCGGCAGCGGGTGCAGGTCGCCTCGGTGTTCACGCTGGCTCGCAGGCTTGACCGCTACGAGCCGCCGGACCTGATCATCGTTGACGAGGCTCACCACGCCATCGGCAAGTCCACATGGGGCACGGTCATCAAGGCCTTCCCCAAGGCCAAGCTGCTGGGCGTCACGGCCACGCCGATCCGGCTGTCGGGCGAGGGCCTCGGCGATCTGTTTGAGTGCATGGTGCAAGGCCCGACCGTGGCTGACCTGATCGGCCAGGGCTCGCTGTCACCCTACCGCCTGTTCGCTCCGGCCGGCGTCGACCTGTCTGGCGTGCACAGCAAGATGGGCGACTTCGTGCGCGGCGAGCTCGCCCAGGCCATGAACAAGCCCAGCATCACGGGCGACGCGGTCAGCCACTACCGCAAGCTGGCAGACGGCAAGCGCGCCGTGGCCTTCTGCGTCAGCGTCGAGCACGCCGAGCATGTGGCCGCGCAGTTCCGCGAGGCCGGCATCCCCGCTGCCTCGATCGACGGCGGCATGGACAAGGTGCTGCGCCAGTCGGTGCTGAAGTCCTTCACGGCCGGCGACCTGCGCGTGCTCACCAGCTGCGACCTGATCTCCGAGGGCTTCGACGTCCCGGCCATCGAGGTGGCGATCCTGCTGCGGCCGACGCAGTCGCTGGGCCTGTACCTCCAGCAGGTGGGGCGCGCGCTGCGCACATTCCCTGGCAAGGCCGAGGCCATCATCCTGGACCACGCAGGCAACGTGAAGCGGCACGGGCTGCCCGATGACGACCGGATCTGGAC